AAGTACCCATATCCACATGCCATATCCATTCCCTTGTTATATCTTGTATATAAGGCATCAATTAAATCGTTAGAATCATTGACATAAATCGGGTCATTGGTAAAAATCATAACATCGCAATTATGTATGTGCCATTTCATCGGCACTTGATATTCGGTAGTAAATACCTTTGAAAATTGCTTGTTACCCGCAAAATAATATGGTACCCCTAAATCGATTGCCAGTTTCCTTGCCGAGAGTAACAAATATTTCCAATCATTTACCGATTCTGATTTTGCCCGTTGATTGAAAATTGAGTAGCCTTTTAACCATGGCAGTTCGCAGTAAATAAAATCGGCTTTGTTTACAATCGCTGGTGGATTTTGTTCCTCCAGATCGTATACCATTCCGTAAAACCCATCCTGCTCAAAATATGATGACTGAGTTTCAGTATACTCTTTGAATTTTTTAATGGCACTATGATACATAATTCGTAATATTATATCCTAACTCATCTAATCGATTTTTAATATGTGCGTGTCGCTTTTCGTATTGTACACCTCTTAGGTCTGGATTCAGTTGTTGTAATCTTCGCCTCCATCTGCTAATTGTTTCGAGTGCAGGAATCCTGCCAGTAATCATACCATGTAGAGTTGTAAATCCAGTTTCAGTTAACGGCTCTATTTCGAGTGCCCTCCAAACAGATAGAGTTAATAGATAATCATTGTCCCTAGCGGAAGGGTTCGATTTAAGGATGTACTCTACTACGCTCTTAATTGTTGTTTTGTTTGTCATGTTCTTATTTGTATAAATGTTTCCAGTCCTTATCCCATGCTTCAAAAATGTAATCTCTGATATCTGAGCAATGAGTATGAAATTCTAATTTTTGCTTGTACTCTTCCACAAGATTTTTAACCATTTTTGGGAAGTCAATTTGATTAAAAATGTAATTGAGGTTATCCCAGTTAATTTTATCGTCATCGGTAATACAATGGTTCATGTAAAGATTTCCATCCGTCATCAATGTCCATGTATAGCCCATGAATTTAATAAGTAAATTTGATGGGTTATGTAAATCAGTTCTAATGATGGCTTCCATCCCTTCCTTGTGCATAATGATTAATTTGCAAGCGGTTTCTACAGTCCAACAACTAAGGTAAGTTGGTTCTGGGTATTTATTATTTCTGTTTTCCATAGTATTTCAAAGATAAACTAAATTTTTCTTTTTTCAAAATTAAAAATTAAATCCATGATTTTTCTTGTCCTTTTTTCCGTCTCTCAAAATGAGTAATGGTTATGGCTACTAATTCTATGTTCCTAGTAGGATTCGGTAATGCGTTGTAAATCCTTATTCGTCCTGCATCTTTTAGGGCTTCACGCATTGCATTATCTCTGCGATGCTGATATTGACTAATCCATGTTTGAGCATGTTCTATATCGCTTTCAGTAATAACATAGTCCTGCTCTCGTAATCTCCAGTTCGCTATTATCTCTAGTAAATATGGAATCAGTTTAGTATCTCCGTTAAAAGTATCAAGATATTCTTTGTAACATAATTCATAAGTTCTGATTGACTGGGCTTGTATCTCCTCTTTGGTTGGTTCGTTTTTTGGTGCTTCGAGCATGATGCGTGGCTTTAATTGTATTGTGTGTTTATGCTGATCGTAATACTCCCTCATGATTACGCTTAGAAAATGAGCGTTCATGGTCATTGGTTTTTTAATTGCCGTCTTTCCAGATATCCAATTGTCAAACGCTTTTGGTATTATGTCAAGGGGTAATAACCCAAAATGTTCCTTAATAAATTCTGCTACAAGTTTTGGCATCGTTGGAATCTGGATATCAGCCAATACACAAAGCCGTTGAATCTCATTGCCGATAAGTTGATTGTCGGCATCTATGATGTAAATTCTCTCGTTATTCATTCCAGTTAATTAGTTCTTTAGTTAAATTGATTTTTCCGTCTTGATACGGCATCTGGTCCTCCCATCGCCTCTGGTTTATGTAAGTGCTTAAATGCGGTAAAAACTGCATCTTGTCTGCGTTAACATGAGCCTCGACATATTGTGGTATATGGTTAACGATTGATTTCATGTCCTGCGTATTTAGTTTTTTAAAGGCTGAAAAACTCGTTTTGCGATTGCCTCGCTTTTGATATTTATTCCAAATTATGTCAAAAATCGCCTCTATACTTATATTATCCTTTTTACTTATAGAGGTTATATTATCTGTTATACTTATATGTTCTCGATTTTGATAGGAGGGTATACTCAAATTTGATAGGAGGGGTGTACTCATTTCTGATAGGAGGGTATTATCAGAATTGATATGACCTCCCCTCACGAGTGAGTTCTGGATATAGATTTGTCTGGATATGATTTGTCCAGTTTTATCCCTAGTAATTTTTCTAATGATGTGCTTACTCTCCTCCAGTTTGGATAACATCCTTCCGATAGTAGGGATGCTAGTTTTAAGCGTATCAGATAGCATCTGATTGGATGGGTAAGCGTACCCCTCTTTTTTGCTGAGGCTTATCAATACCCCCATGAGTACACATTCATGAGCGTTCAATTCGTCTAGCAAATAAGATGGGAACATGATAAAATAATTGTTTTGTTCTTGCGTTTCCATATATTTGTGCCGTTAAGCGTGTTCTAAAATTAGCAAATGTTTTCCATGTTTGCAAAAAAAAGGGGTTTTTACACCCCTTTTTTGTTACTTACTTTTTCGCTTTTATCAGTTTGACATAGGATTCGGAGGGCTTGAAAACCGCTGGTTCGTAAACCTCTCCCGTTATCTCATTTATGAATAGACCTTGATTCATGTTCTTGTATGCAAGTTGATGCAACTTCTCTCGTTCCTTCAATTCGTTTTTCAATGCAACAATTTGTGGGATATGATCGTAAGAATATCGCCCACCGCTCTCCATGTATTCGATGCGATACCCTCCATAGTCCTGCAAATGCCATTTTCGTGCCTCCTGCTGGACTAATGGTTTGATTTGGCTATCTACCCCTTCGATGAGTTCTGATAGTCGCTTTAAAGCGATTTTAAGGTCAAGGGGGTTTAAGTTCCCATTCTCGACTGCCGTTACTTGTGTTAGGATAAAATCCTCGAGTAAATTAATTGTATGCGTTTCCATGTTTTATTTTGTTAAAAAGGTAAATCGTCGTCCAATGGTGATGTTAAGCCCATGCTTTTGAACGCGTCTGGTTGTGTTGTTTTCTGGGTACTCAATAAATCTGTGCCATCGATTACATAAGCCTCAAAAATCTTGGCGTAAGCAAGGGCTTGGCGTAACTCGATGTTGCCATTGGTAACCAAGTCAATCGATGCCTTGAGTACGCTCATTCGAGTAATGCGTTTTTCCGTCTCTGGGTCTTTGGGCTTGGATGCGAATCCTCCACCGCCAGATGAGGCTTGTGCCATCGCTGGTTTGATTGTGTAAAATGTGCGATCGTTCCATTGCTTACTCGTAATAGTGTAAGTGGCTTCCTGCCCATTAACAAATTTTGTTTGGTCTTGACTTTTTGAGGCGTACTCTCCAGAATCTCCGTTCTCGAAATTTACCTCAAATTTGTAAAGCATCCCATACTGGGAGTTAAATGTGCCGTTTGAGGCTACGCTGGTGACTTTGCTAGTTTTTTCCATGATATTGTGTTTTGCATTTTGTAATTCATTTTGCCGATAATCTCGATTTGTTTCTCAATCGATAAGTCACCTCGTTGGTGTTTGAATCTCCATGAGGCAACTGTCTGATAAGGTGCGTCCAGTTTTTTTGAAAGTTCTGGGTTGCTGAGATTGAAAATCTCGTCTAGTGCTTGTTTATTATTCATCGTTTTAAAAAGTCGTTATTTGGTCAATGTAGCCCCATCGAACTCCTCCATCAAGGAGTTCGACATCGATAATGTAATCCTGCCTTTCATTGCGTATTCGGTAGAATCTAGCCTCTTGTGGGATGCCATCCCCAAAGTTGGGAGTATAGATTATCATCGTACCTTTTTTCATCGTTAGCAGTTTATCGATTTTTTCCCATTTTGTCATGTGCAAAGATATATTTATTTTGCCAAAAATCAAAATTTATTTCGTCAAAAAGACCAGTCGTAGTAGTATTCAGCCTTGCCAAAAAGCAATTTTTTTACATTCCATTCCGTATGAAATTCGTAGTATTCTGGAAAGTTGGCTTTGTCCTCCATGCTATCAAGCCAAATTTGTAACTCCTCTTTTTCCATTGTTTGTTTATTGGCTTCCAAGTCCTCCCAAAATTTGTCTGTTTTATACCAGCGTGAGTTTTTGGTTCTCCATGCGTTCCATCTCCAATGTACCCATTTCGCTTCGTTCTCTGGTTCTGAAAATAATTCCCATGCTTGTTCGCCCATTTGCATCTGTCTGGATGCCCTATATCCCATTTGTCGAATGAGTGCTGATTTGCCTCCATTGGCTACCTCTAGTACCTCATAAGGAGTGCGGTCACTCCAATGTAATTCAGTAGCCCCTTTGCCTACTTCTGGGATTGTTGAGTTGCTAGACATCATCCAGTTAATAAATGAGCCAGTGTGGCTGAGTTTGGTTTGTTTCTGTTTCATATTTTCTATCATTGTTTATCAAAGATAATACTATTTTTGCATTTTCCAAAAATAAATAAAAAATAATCAAATTTTTTTAGGTAGCCGTTTCCCTGCTTACAATGACTTTAATGCAGTAATCAATTTAGGGTCTGGGAATATGTCTGATTTATCCCCTCGTACTGAACAATGGGTATACAATCCTTTTTCGCCCATTAATGCCTTTTTCGAGATATCCCACATTTGGTCTGGTTTGTAACTAATATCAATGCTGTAACGAGTTTTCCATAATTCGAGTAACTCAAGTACGCTATCGATTTGCTGGTCGGTGTAGCCTTGATATAACTTGCGACCTCGAAATGGGGAATCTAGTTCAACTACCTCGTTAGCAGGAATTTTGCCGTTAACATAATTGTAGTAACCGCCATTCTTGTATTCAACCCATCCGTACGAGCATATTTCAATCCCTAAACTAATCTTGTCCAAACTTTTGTATGGCACATTATTTTGAGCAAAAACCTTATTAGTCAGCCCCAAATGATATGCCCAGTACATAGAGTGGAACCCTTGTGCTATTAATCCATCTCTACCAATAACTACACAAGTAGCAACTGGTCGAGCATCCATATCCCACCATTTGTAAACTTGTTCTGCATCGGGACCTCCAGCCGTATGGTGCAAGTAGATCTGTTTCTTCTCAGTAATCTCGTGCATGAAACTATTGAAAGGAACAAGTTTATGATTTGTCAACCCCATTGTCTATATCGATAAAGTTACTGATAAATTTACCTAAGCCTCCGCATATAGCACAAGCCATCATAACTCGTGAGTCATCCAGATTTAACCCAGCCACAAAAATACTAGCAACGGCTAAACTATCGCCAAGTACCCTAACTCTTTTTGGAGTAGGACTAAAATAAGATTTCCATTTCAGCCTTGCCCTACGCTTGGTTTCCATGATTTGTGCTTGTTCTTGTGCTTGGTGTGTCTACGCAATTTTTTCTTAGGCTTAGGCTGAAATGCCGATACATTGCCTTTAGTGACTTTTGCCATTCAATCGACTGATTTTTTTACCCCAGTAAATAATCGCCAAAATGCCAGACACAATACCGAGAATACCCACACCAAAAGTAACAAGTGGCTGGTAAATTTGAGCAAAAGTAATGACGGCTGAACTGCCCGAAATTCCAGTTGCAATAACCGCCGTTGTATCATTAAAGTTTTTCATCGGCAACAGGTTTCAAGGCGTTCTCATACGCATTGATTAGAACTTTCACCTCGTCAAGTTGCATCAACAAACTCGCTTGTTGTTGTTGGAGTTGCTCTAATCGTTGTTGCAAATGTTCCATTATGCTTCTTCGGTTGATGCTTCTTCTTCGGTTGCTTCTTCAACAACGGGTGCGGGTGCAATACTCCAAGTGTATGAAGCGATGTTTGCATAGTAAGTGTCAACGCCTAATACCTCATCGGCACTTGGGTCGTTTACTGCTAACACACCACGCCAAAAACTTGATGCGATTACAACGCCATCTTTTACTACATCCGTAGTTTTACGAACTTCAATCGAGCCGTCAGCATTCACATTGAATGAACTGATGTAAACTATTTCTTCTATCATAATTTTTTATTTTTTAAGGTTATACAAAGTAAGTTACTGTGATTGCGTTAAATTCCGATGACCCATTAAAGTTTGTATTATTTAATGCAGTATCAGCACCTAATACACTTGTAGAACTCAATCCTATTTGGGTACTTCCCTGTACTACATTCCCCATTAATTGACCTGTTGAAGTTATATTGTCATACCTTATTGCAATGGCAGAAACGCTACCTCTGTTTAAATTACTACAAGTAAACGGCAAACCTTCAATAGTAGCAATCCCCGTAGAACTTCCAACATTTGTCATTGCGATATACATTGTACAAGTTACTTGTCTACCAATTTTAGTATAATTACCTTGTCTATCAAAATAAGTTATTCCAGTTGATGCACCACCAAAAGCAACACTCGGAGTAAAAGTCCCCTCCTCGTAATCATCAAGGGCGTTGGCTTGTGCCGTATCTCCGTTGAAGGTTAGTCCGCCACCTGAGAGGAAACGCCCTTTTTCAGTTACCGAAGTCCCATTGTTGCTTAAAAATACAATGTCAGCATTTTCATAGTTGATTACATTCAAATGCACATTATTGTCAATAAGCAATCCGCTACCATTTCCGAATGTGCTACCCGTGTAGGAGTTAGTCAAACGAAAGATAGAACGCGATGAAGAAGGTGATGCCGTAGCATTGTGAACTTGTAAAACAATGTCATCAGAAGCAAATCCAACAGGCGAACTCGTTCCTATACCTACATTTCCTGCGGAGGTGATACGCATTCTTTCGGTGTCAGAACTTCCATTTCTAAAAATGATATTTCCCGTTCCTTTTGCGTTTAAGTAAAAATCTTGTCCATTAGATTGTAGCGTAGTATAACTTGTTGCTTGACCTACTGAAATAATACCATTTCCCGAACCTTGAATTGCTAAATCAGCACCATAGGTAACGGGTGAATTTGTACCAATACCAACTGCAGTTGTAGACAAAGCAAGAATTGAATCATTACCCAATCCATCACTTAATACTTTTGCCGTTGCACTTAGCGGTCCATTATCGCCTACCTTAATCAAGGCATCGTATGTTGTTGCGGGGGTTAACCCAGTTAAAGAAGTTCCCATATTTTTATGAATTCCAAAGTTCGTTTATTGTTTGCCATTGTTCTACTATCAACTGCCATTGTTGATGTCCAAAATCGGGTGATGATTGTGCGAATCTTTGACGGCCAATGCCCACGCCAATACCAACCCACATAATTAAATTGTATAAAGGATTATTGACCCACTTGCCAATGTGATGGATGAAATGAAATCACCATCCGCAACACAAATGAATGCCCCTTGGTTAATTGTATTGCTTGTTAATCCCAACGATGTCATCAATGAATTGCCATCCTTATCCAAACAAGCCGAAACTACACAATCAAAATTTACTACAAAACCACGAAATTGACCAGTTGTTGCAGATGTATTTGAAACGAGTTTACACCCTGTGTAACCCGCAGAAAACGCTGATGCTGAAATGCTCATAACTATATAACGATTTTATGTAAATTTGTTAGGGTTGTGTGATGTTACCAATGCCTTGTGCCCACAATGTTCCATCGCAACATTTTTTGGAATATTTGTTTTTGTCTTTACATAGACAAGCCCTGCCATTCGATTTTGGGCTTGAGCGAGATGGGTTGGTAAATTTTCTATCTATGCCAGTCATTTTAATAATTGTTTAAGTCCAATTACAAACATAATTGCAGTTGCTACGCCAATAATAAACGCTATCCAAAATGATTTGTTGGATTTTGGCTTTTCCTTGTAAATTAACTGATAATCCTTAATTGCCTTTATGATGCGAATTGTGTCATTTTTGACCTCCGTTTTAACGATTAGCCTATCTTTAAATCGAATTATCTGCGTATTTACACCCTTTTCATGGATTAAGAGTGTATCGACTTCTTTAGTTACAAAGGTATCAATTCTTTGGAATCCCTCTTTAACAATAATAGTGTCTAATATAGTTACAATTTTCTCTGTCAATATACTTGGGTCTTTGGCGATGGCTCTTTTAATATGCCATTGTGCCGAACATCCGCTAAGTACGATCGCCAATATAAAAATTGCACTTCTCATTGTGCCTCTTTTTTAGGCGATTTAGTGGCTTTCTTTTGTTCTTTTGATATCTCCATAGGGAAAATAACCTCGATACCCTCAAATCGCTTTAAAATAAGCGACAGAGCCTCCTTTTGTGCTTCAGAATTATGGTCACTAAGATTAATTCCTATGTAAACAGAATCGCTATCTTTTTCGGGTATATCAGAAACCCAACTATGTACTAGAGATTCTACTGCATCTTCGTCAATCCAAAAATGAAATTGATTACGCTCATTGTGATTTACCAAATAAGTAACTTGAATGTTTTTTATCAGTTTTGCTTTCATTTTTTTTTAGTTTAGTATAATACGATTTGAGTTTATTGAATTTTTCCTCTTTGGGCTTGTAAGGTACTTTTATAGGTTCCATCCACAATAGTTATTTGGGTTAGTAGTTGGGTATTCCCCATCATTCTGGTTTGCCGTATATTCTGGGAAATACTGAGGATAATAAGTCAAGTACGAAATCAAGCGATGACGATAGGTTTCAGCGATGGCTCTTTGTCTGCTAACGATAGTATCGATTTCGCTTTTTTCTGGTAACTGAGAGTTCTCTGGGCTATTCCTTAATATCCCTGCGTTGCTTATTTCGTAGCCATGAAACTGCAAAAAATCACTCATGGCATAATGGATAAGCATCGGCTGAACATATTGTGATACCAATGTAGAATAATTACCAGATAATCCAGTAGTACGAACATCGGTAAGGATTTTCTGATATAGGACTGTTCCGAGAACCTCTTGTACTTCTATATCTTGAGCCACCTTAATAAATGGAGTAATCTTGTCAACATCGACATTTCCATTCAACGATGTATATTTAAAAATATCGTCTGTCGTTACTAGCAGTACAATGTCATTTGGTGTCATTTTTTTAATCCTCCGTTATTAGGCATATCAATAGGTCTTGTTTTGGCTTTACTCCATGCTGGTGGGCTAAAGGGAACTCCCGATGCAGTAGCCTCCAGATTCGGAACTTTGCGATAATTTTCTAAATCTCGTTCATCGGTACCAATTTCGTTAGGTTGCAAGGGCAAAAATTTCCCTGCCGTCTGTTTGCGTTTAAAAGTCAATCGTTCCCAGTAATGGTGGCAATTAACCCCTCCCTTAAATTTCCAGATTGAGTACGATGATTTTCCTGCTGGTGCAAATTGTCCATTGATGCCTTCGTCACCCATAGTTAAAATGTCCTCCCTGCGATACACTACATTCAAGTTGCGATTGGCAACCATGTCCTTACAGAAAATCCTGCTATTGCTAGAATATTTGTCTGGTCCATAACGATAACGAATCTTAAAAATACCCTTGTCATCTGTACTCTTAGCGTTTGGCTCTGCAAAGCGTTTAAAGAACTCAAATTTGTTAGAATGGATATCGGCTTCGTCATCAGTATTTTCTACTGGCGATATGTCTACGAGTTCCCATTCGCTCTCGTCAATTTTTTCGCCCTTATCAGCAAGGTGTAACAACCAATCGTTTTCGTCATTATCAGACATAGCCATCGATTTACGATTGATTTTTGCTTGTTCAATAGGTACGCAATTAGGAACTTTAACTCCGTTCTTAGTTTTAAATCCTACCATTTCGTAACCATCCCAACAAGGATTGTCAACTGCTAATGATAAATCCTTTTTATCGATTTGTTCTAGTTTGCGTTCTGCCCACGCAATTCCAGATTCGCCACCCCACGCATCCCACATTAATCCTCCGCATCCCTCAGTATACGGAACATCCTTGTTTTGCTGATGCCTACGAAATGATGCCATACGAGCAATAGTATCTCGGCTGATATTTTCTCGGTTTGCTAATTGATGGGCTCGTGCTTTCCCAACGCCAGTCCCACAATCGCCCCAACCATTTTCCTCCGCATATTTAACTGCTCGTTTTGCATTATTGACTGCACTATCTGGATAATCATTATATGTTTCCTCTAGTTCAAAACTAGAATCGTTCATGTCAACTCCTCTTTGGTCTGAAAATTTAAACGCAAAATCCTTATCTTCGTTAGTAGACATTAACTCATCTCCCTGCAAAGGATTCAATGGCTTAAAGTAAAGTTCAAGATTGACCTCTTGGTAACTCAGAATCATGTTCATTGCCTCACAAATCATATTCTGAAATGGTCGAATAACCATGTTGTCAAACAACACGATGCTCGTTTTCAATTCCTCAGCGTTAGACGAGAATCCATTAGCTGTATTTTTAATACCAAAAATCAATGGGCTTGTAATTCCATGAGCCACCAAAACTTTGTCCTGCGATTCGCTCGACATAAACTGATATTGGTTATGAGCATCGCTTAAAGGCACCGCAGTTATATCGGCTTTGGTATCTGCTGAATCGTTCCACGAGATAATCGCCCTACCAGCGTTACTGCTACCCGACCATTTGCTCATGATAGCCCCTTCGATTGATAACTTCGTTTCCTCTGGTGGCTCACCATTATTGAAGTTAATCAACATGGATGGTGCTAAGCCATTTTTGATATTGTTAATATGGTAATTGGCAATTTCGGTTTCGAGTTCCGCATATTGTAACCCTCCTTGATAGTCAACTGGACTAAAATAAAATGTACCAGTCGAATAAGGGCGAATAACCAATAGGCTTTCTGGTGCTTCTGGATTGAACTCAAAGTTTGGGATGCGTTTTGGTTCTTGACCTCTTTTTAATTGTGTCCAATCATGAAAATAATAATACGCATCAATCTCGCCTTTGTCATTGCATTTTTCTGGTCTGATTGTTTGGATGGGAAAATGATAAACCTTAGCGATTTTCTTTTTGTCTTTTGTTTTGACAATCTGGAAACATGCTTGTCCTAACAATTTCAAATCCATGACTACATTGCGTAAGCATTTTTCGTCAAACAATTTGCGTAATTCAACATAAGCACCTAAGTTTCTATTGCTACGCTTTGCATCGATGCCTTGACCATAGATTAAATCGGCTATTCCTTTAACGCAACGATTATTAGTAGGGCTACCATGAAACATATCAATCAGATATCCGTAGTAATCGTTATCGTCTCCATATTCTACCCATAACTTGTTCTTGCGTTCAATGATGCTAGGCGTAGTATAGGTACTTAAATTCAGTACTCGAATTTTGCTATTGCTTATAGTGTTAACCATTCTTTTGTATTGTTATTTGTAGCAGTCCATGTTTTGCGATTGAGCAGGATATTAGGCGAGTTTGTAACCCATCTATTTACCATCTCGTAAAACAATGTATTAGTTCCATCAAAGCAACGCACAACCAATTCATCCAGATTATTTGAAACATCGCTGATAGCAGTCATATTCGGCAAAGTTAATTGAACTCCAGAGTTTGTGCTGGAATACGCTTGAGTAAGCGATACTTGAATCTTGGTCAATTTATGTACAACGACCAATGTTATGTTCCCTGCTGGAAAGGGAATTAAGGGGTAAATAAAAATTGTCGTATCAGTCGGCTTGATGTACATATACAATATAACGAAATATACTGATTTTGTTAGAAAAAAAAAGCCCCCAATTACGGAGGCTTCCTAAATCTAAATCAAATATCAATTACGCAGGTGTTGAATCTGGAGTAAAGATTGTACTCAAACCAGCATAGGTTGTAGAGTCCAATGGTCTTGGAGGGTTTGATTCACTAGCAACGAAAGTAACTGAATAGTTACGAGGGTCGCCCAATGCAGTACCAAAGTTTTCAACTCCAGTAGTCGCATCTGCACCATATTCCTCGCCTACCAACCAGAAGTTATCGTTTCTGTCCCAAACAACGATACGCCATCTGCCTTTAGCCAATGTGTTGTAATCGTTAAAATCATAGATGGGAGTAGTCAAAGATTTAGGTTTGAAAACAACAGTCAAATTCTGGTCGTACATAGTAGTTCCATTATCCCTGCTAGAAGTCATGGCAACGTCAAAAGATGACGATCCTTTCAATTCCCAAAAATAACCAGTAACTAATACGGCTCCAGAAGTTTTGATTGTTTTTACTGTCCCTACTTGACCAACTGTTTGTAGTTCGATAACGTCACTCCAAACAAACGGAATTAAGAAAATCCCTTGTATACCGCCTACATACTCTTTGCAGGGTTCAAGACGGGCATCGATTGTATTACATGGCATAGTTTTATATTTTTTATTTTGACATTTTAAAAAAGGGCTGGATTACCCAGCCCTATATTTTTTCTCAGTAACCGATTAGGTTACGTTAATTACAACTTGCTGAGTTGGGTTAGTTGCAAGAATACCGCCAGTAAAACGCATGATAATACGAACATTCTGACTTCCGTCAATGTCAGCCATATCAATCAATTTTACTTCGTTGTAATCAGAAACCAAGCCAGTACCAAAGTGCAAATCAGATTTCAATCCCAATACGCAATCTGAATCGTTAAGACCAGGACACATAACAACTGGAATACCTTGGAAGTTCATTGGCTTTTCTCCAACATAGAACTGGAAGTTATAGTTACCCGCAGATAACGCACCTTGATACGCTTTCATGGTCAAAGGTCCAACATAGAATTGGTAGCCCTCTTTTCCATACAATGCACTAGGTGAATTGTCTAACGCCTCTTGAAAACGAGCAACTACGTTAGAACTGCTTGTAGCACCAGAGAATGAGCGAACGATAGCGGAGTTATCTACGAGATACCCAATCATTCCATCTTGACCAGCGACGATCGCTGAATCATACCAAAGGTTAGATTTCCAAATACCCAATTCGTTCTGCTGAGCAACTTGGGCTGAGGTTTGTGCCAATACAAATTCCTCGAAAGTAGCGGGTAAATTCTCAAACGCAGAGAATCCCATTTGCATTGTTTCCCATGTGTTAAACAAGTTTTTCTTACACAAAGTTAAGTTTACTTGTTTTTCAGTCATGGTCATAACATATTCTGTCAATGTTACTGAACTTGAATCGGTAAAATCACAAGTAGCATTATCGATGCTTACGCTTGATGCGTAGTTACGGATAACTTCCTTGAATTTAACATTAGGGTGAATTGTAATCAATTCCTTCGCCAAAGTTTCGCCCGACAAAAGTGCCGCAGCGATATACTTTCCACTAAATTCACCAGCATAGGTGTTAGTAGACAGCGTAGGACCAGAGAGGTGAAGTTTTCTATTTTTCATGGTTGTGGTTTTTAAGAGAATAATTGACTAAATACTCGGTCTGTGATTGTTTCCTCACGTTGCGCACCGATTTTAAAGTTGATTTTAGTTTTGCTATTTTGCTCTGGGTTGAAAAAAGTACGATTCCCTTCAGTAGACAAAGCCTCTTTTAAAGCCTCATTTTCTTGTGATAACGCATTAAGTTTCAATTCAAAGGCACGCAATGTTTCTGCGATTTCAGGTGAATGTGCACTCATCTTAGTTTTGTTTTTTGCTTTTTTGTATTCGCTGATTAACTCCTCTGCATCTCCATTGTCAACAATGCTAACAATAGCCTCAGCAATTTTTTCTGCTAGTGGAGCATTTTCTGGTCCAACCATATCCTCGCATTTTACTAACAAGGCTGGTTTACCCATAGTTTGTTCTTCAATTTTTTCCTCTATTGCAGGATTGTCCATTACTGGAGTTTCTGCAAATTGTGTTTCTTTAGTCATAGATTCGATAATTGTTTTTGGTGTCATTGGTGCGGGTTGCTCGACAACTGGAGAACTTTCCATTTCAGCACTCTCGGGAGTTTTAGTTCCAATGGCTGAGATAATACCAGATTCGTCAACACTTACAACTGAACCATCTTCCAATTCGTAATCTCCAGATGGAACTGGAATGTTACCATCGGCAGTTACAATAAATACTGAATCACCGATAGCGAAATTTTCTGAATCGAATATGGTTTCCCCATCTGCTGTCTTTTTTTGAGACATTTGAATGGCAACTGATTTTTTATATCCTAATCCACCTAATACGCGGTCTAAGATATTTTGTGCTTCGTTTGACATAACTATATAACGGATTAATTTTGAGTTGTTAGATTTTTGTGTAGCCCAAACTTTTAATGTATTCGTCAAGTTCTGGATGGACTGCTAGTTTACTGGCTTTTACGCTAGAATTTTCTGCAAAAAACCCCTCTATTGAAAAGCCTTTTACAAGCCCAGTTTTAACATATTCATTCCAGATTTGGTCATTGGCTACTTTCATCGTAACCATCCAAGTTCCGACTGGATCGTTCAATCCATATAAGGCACTCTTGTCATTGACCATATCCTCTTTAATCCATGTTTCGACAAGGCTCAATCCATGAATATTGAACTCATGCTCTAGAGTCGCATTGTTTTGATTCCCTCTAGTTAAATAGAGTTCCGATGCCCTGCGGACTGTATTCTGGCTGAAATAACAATAGAACTCCTCGCCATCTTGGTTGCGATAAATCGGCTTGTCTGGAATCAATGCTGGTCCCATCAAAATACGCTTGTCTTCATCCAGAGTTGCGAACTTGACATTGTGCTTTTTTAAGGCAATAAAATTGGACTCAATCGCTGGTGCCGATACAATCGAAATTGCATCAATACCATGTGCTAATTGGTCCTCATCCAATATGAGTTCTACAATTCTCATCCTACGTCATATCCTTGAATAGAACTCAAATAAGCGGTCAAAGATTTATTAACTTGGTTAACTACATCTTCGACAATCTCCGCATTTTCAATAGTAAAATCAATGTTAGCGTTTGGGGGTGCCCCTAAAGATTTTAAGGTTTCTCTTTGTTTTGACAATTCATTTATTGTAGCCGAATCGATTTTGAGTGTTTTGGCTACGGACAAAAATTGACGTATATCTTTAGTGCCTTTGTCTAAAACCGAAAATGCCTTATCAATTTCAGAATTTAATTGCTTAAGGTTTTGGTCGATAGTAGCCAAGTCAATCTTTACTGGATTTTTTGCAGTAGACGACATAAATTTATGGTACGATGTATTTTTCATAGACATTTTAAAATATAACGGATTAACCGCCTAGTGTTGCATTTTGATAAATCTTCCTATCTAGTGACTCAGCGGAGTTAATATCTCCAGAAACGACATACGCTCTAGGGGGTTTCCCTGCTTGTTTCATGGCATTGCCTAACTGCATATTACTATCTACATTGCTTCGTGCAACTGAGATATTCGGTCCTATCGATGGAGCGGTCAATGAACCCCCACTTGGTGCTGAGCCTCCAGTTTCACTTGCCAATTTACGAGCCTCTTGTTGGATTTTGATAACATTCGCTAATCCTCCAGCGATAACCCCAGCCATGTTAATGTAATTCAATGGCGGTGGGCTACTTGCCAATGCTACGTTCGCCCCTACATAGGTTTGCATAATAGCCTCAGCAATGTTAATCGCACTCTGCATTTTGGAGTCCTCCTTGATTAATGTCCTCGCCAATGTCAGCCCTTGTGATATGGCTTGTGCTTTGACATTCATGGCATCCAATTCCATCTGTTGCTGAGTTTTCTTGTACTCCTTGATTGCCGTAGTATATTCGGCTTCGCCTTGAATACGCTGTGCATTGAACTCGCCCTCTTTAGCGATACGCTCAGCCAATATCTCGTTGTACTTGGATGTTCCCTCCTTTTCCTTAGACAATCGCTCATCGTAGGACTGCATAAAGGCTTTTTTCTGTGCCTCGATAACATCAAGTTGCATCTTGAGTTTCTCGTGTTCTAACCCAGTTGTCTGTGCAAAGGCTTCGGCTTCTGCTCGATTTTTTTCTAGTAACGCATCAGTAACTGCTTTGGTCGTTTCTTTTTCCTGCTCTGCAATAGTGCGCAAGGTTTCATCAACCGTAATCTGAGTTTCGCTAATAGTCGCATCTAACCCTTTCATCTGGACATTCAACGCCCCAATCTGTGCACTCCTTTCTGCTGATACGCCTTTTGCTTGGTTTTCGAGTGCAAGTAAATTAATCTGGTTCTGGATTAACTGCTTCTCTTGTTCAATCTGTTGTTTTTTTAATTCAATGTTTGCCTCGATTGATTTCCTGCGTTCCTCAAACGTAAGCGTTTCATTATTGGCGTTCGCCTCGTTCTGTGCTTGTTGGCGTTCAAGGGATTTAATGTTTTCCTCGATGACTGCATTTTGAGTAATGTACGCATTGGTAGAATCTCGTAAGGCTTGATTCCCTTCGACTGTGCTTTTTATGTTTTTGGCGATCGTTTTCCCCCATGAGGTAAGAGTTGAAACTGCCCCAGTTGCTACCTCTTTGATATTTGTAAAGCGTTTTGATTGCTCTTTTTGTATCTCGATATTTTCCTTTTGCAACTCATTAATGCGTTCCTGCATTATTACTGCTTCCTCTGTATCTCCAGTCCATTCGTTCCAGCCTTTACGCAGTTTTAAAATCCCAATCTCCAGATTATTTATCTGTTCAGAAAATAAGCCAATTACTCCGTCAATGAGGTTCTCTTTAATCCATTTTGCCCCTCGTTCAAACGCAGAAACCAAATCATCCCATGCTTTTTTGGGGTTTTTGATGGCATCACCAATCGCTTTAAAGCCTGGTTCTAAAATCTCTACTAAGCCAGTTGCGGTACCAGTAATAACAGATAAGGCATCATTGAATAAATTGGCTACTTTTTCGTTCTCGATTAAAGAACCCATAACCTTATCTAGTAATCCCTTGCCTACTGCCAGTCCTGCACCGAATTTTAATCCACCTAATACCTTGCTAAATCTACTTCCTGCATTTCCACTCTCTTTAAGAGATTGATTTGTATTCTCCGCTTGTTTACCTGCCTTGCCAAGTGCTTGGGCTAATTGTTCCGCCCCTTTCGTGGCTTTACTGGTATCAGCGTCTACCTTAAAGTTTATATCGTTTGCCATTGATTATGCGTTTAAATTGTTTAACAAAATCCTTGAATCCAGATGGGATTTCATGGTGACCTTTTGCCCTCTCTATATTAAACGATACGCCGTAGTATTCGTTGGCTTTTAAAAGTTTGATTATGCTAGTATACATTAGAACATTTTTTCTATGGTGATGTTACTCTTTTTGATTGTCAATGTATGGGTCCCTCCATCATTACTGCGTGCAGAAAATGAGATAACTCCAGTATCGGGGATGTTGACAATTGTTTCGCAATTAGCAGTTTGTATGTGATTTAATTCAATTCTCCAATAACCTTCTGTTTCAATGCCATTTAACGCAATAACAAATTCGACATCATGGCTACCAGAAGTATCAAGTACTGCCCATGCCCTTACACGATATTGTCCGCTTTGATTTATAGTTATTGTCCCAGTAGCGATTGTAGGAGTATACAAATTATTTTGCCCTTCAATTCCCTCATCAGTATAGGTTAAATTTTGAGCGACATTTGATATGGTTAAATTGTAATCTGCCGTTGTCCACATTGTTGCCTTGCTAATAGTTACTTGACGGAGGTAATTACCCATCATGGCATCCAACATTTGATTCATGGAGTAATTGTATTCCTGCATCGGCTGAGCATCAGTAACTAACACGCCTCCAAATATCTGTGCATTGGTAATCCCTAGCGACAATGGTATTCCATCGATATAGGTTTTACCCTCAGCATTTAAAACTGGATATCCGATTGTTGGCTTCCTGCCAGTTACTCCAGTAACCGCTATCTTATTTACTTTGGGATAAGTAATCAATTCCAGTTTGGCTTCCTCAGTTAAAATATCGTAGTCGATTTTCTGTATTTTGTAATAGTTTCCAGAGATAACTATGCTGTCATTCAATGACATATTAATCCATTCCCCAACTGGTACATATCCCGAACAAATAACCACTCGGCTTCGAGTAGAATAAAGCCTAGATACAAATTCGTTCCAAAAATTCATGTAGATAGTTTGAGTTGGCATATCCCCAACGGCACTAGCCTCTAATCCAAATGAGCAAGTAACCGAACTAGCACCAGTTGTAGGCGTATTTGTATATGGCATACTAACTGGTTGATAAGTTTTTGTTGTACCAGCCCATCGATAAGGATGAGTAACGACCTTGTAATCTTGAAAATAGAATAACAATAAATCTTGTTGCACTCCTTTGCCGTCATTGTTAAGGATTACTGGCATGTCAATATCAGTTTCACTAATCTTAATCCCACTTTGATTAATCATATTCATGCGTTGGGGTGGGAATACATTAAATAGCGTCTCTATTTTCATTTCAGCCGATGCAAAATCAACATCTGGTCGAAAGGATATTGACCCGTATTCCCTACTATAAGTATTTTTAAAGAACAGATCGCTTTGAGATTCGCCACTTTTATGTTTCATGGAAATGGAACTAGGTATGTCCATTTTCTTATGTGTCATTTTGGTAAAATCAATATAAGTTGTATAGTCCTTATTGGCACCTGCGTTATACCAATCCTCGATGTTATGAATTGCAAATCCATTTTGCCCATTTGGTAGGATAACGGCATTGAATGTTTGCAGTACTGAATTAATAAAATCAGTTACCTTAATCTTAGGCATCGCTTCAGCCATAACGACTGCTGGTTTGACATTGTATGGGCTATATGTACACCTTATCTCTCCAGATATCTGTGATATTTTAAAGGCATTGTATACGATTTTAAATTTATCTCCCTTCGTGGCTTTGCGAACATAGATAGTCCACACATTTAATCCAGCATCATTGCCACTTAGTGAATCTAAAAAGACCCCATTCAGCAACGCATTGTATTGATTTACAACTAATGGTAGAGCCGATGTTTGAGTTATGTCAATTTGAAAAGCATAGTCACCATTGATAGGCATAGTATACTCAAATGTTCCTGCGTTCCACGATCCAGATGGGTTACTGATAACATTAACACCCAATGGCAATGTTGACCATGTAGATTTTGTGGTTGCATAAGGATTGATAGTAACTGGAGTAATATTCTCAGCGTCAAATAATCCATATTGTAAGGCGGTGTAATCCAGCAAAGGACCAGCGTTTCCCATTGGAGTTACATATAGATTTGTAAATTCCCCTCGACTAAATAGAGTTCCGCTCATGCTATATCCGACTTGATTAAACACATGTTCAACCATGTTTTTCAATCTAATACTAGGTCGCAAATCCAAATATGTAATACCATCACCAAAATAAATATTGTTATTGATGGCATATTTACTATAAACCCAGCCTTGATTGTAATCCTTAATATCCCATATAACTTTTCCTGCAAACAATCCACCAGTCCATGATGCCTCCGCAGTTGCATTGTCAATCGTATGGTCATAGGCACTCCAATCGATTTCATCTAGGGTTTTTTCGCCCCATGTTGATGTTAGGTTTTTTACTTGACCATAGAATACTATCGAATATGATTGTGGTAAACCATTACTAAAATCTACGCTGAGCATTTCCACGCTACCATAAAATACTGGCATCCCATAAATTTCAATCGAGGCTGGTAAACGCAAATTTGGGTTCCATGTTGGGAACTCAATATTTTCAGCAAAATAGTTAGCAAATACGCTATTGTTAATATCAGTTGCTGGTATCTGAAATGATTGAGTATAATCAGTAAATATAGTTTCAATACGAGAAAAATCCTTTACCTGCCTTGTTAAATTAATGCTCTCGTCTTGATATAAATCAACTGCAACATAGCCTTCATCTGAATTGTATTGTTCGTTTATATCCTGCCATTGAATAACAATATTTTGCCATTGCTGATTCGCAAATACAGCATTGGTTTGGTTTATAGGTTTTTCAATTAATAATGCAAATCTCATCGTACAATCTTGTTAATATAGGGCTGAGAATATTCAAGATTTAAAGTATACTGAATCAGTTTGGCATTGGTTACTCGCTTACGCTCCATATTCATATCGGTGCAATTTACTCCGTAATAGATTCCATCATAAGCAAAAGTTATCGCCTCACTCATCATAAGTTGCCCCATATAGGTTACATAACTTTCTGGAATCCAGTTGGTGCTGATGACCATGTTCTCTTTGCTCTGGATATTGAATTGTCTGGTTTGCCTCATGCCTACCGCCCATGCCGATGTCAAATCTGAATTGGTAAACAATGCGGTTTGATAGTCCTCCCTATTGACTGCCCACGATGGCTGATAAACTCCATTAAATGTCATGCCCTCATAAACTCCAAATCGATTAAGGAATAAAACTGAATACGCTCCGTATCGAGTAGCACAATCGAATATGACTGGTATAGTTTGAGTTCCGCCTCCAGATAGATTAAAAATGATGTTGCAATTAGTTCCCCATAACCCTGCTGTTGTCAATGCCGTTTTAATTTCAAAGCCTTGAATCTGCTGAGTGCTTAGCGTTCCAGCCGTTGGAGTAATTGTCGTAGCCCCAATAGTTACGCTAGAAACTCCGCTCTGATTGTACCATAGGTAATCGATTGTCGTATCTGGGGTAAGCAAAATTTGAGTTCTATCCGTATAGACATTCTGTGCAAAGGCACTATTGATTCCATCCTTAGTAAACGAATATCCCCTTGTAGCGAGGATGCGATTGCTATTTACTGCTACGCTTACTGGAGTAGTACCTCCAGCCGTATTGAATCCAGATACTTTTATTTGTACCCAATACGCCCCTAAATCAATCAAAGGAGTTAACGCCCCAAATACTAAATAATTCGTTTTGACATATTGCGTAACTAATCGGCTGATATCCATATACGCCCTTCCATCTGCATAGGCATCTGGTAACTTAGTTAGCGTTGCGATAGGGGTAACTGGAATTGTTGTAGAACCAGTCCATACGAACACCTCGAATTTATAGTAAAATCCTGCCGTTGCTTTTTGCGAGGCATCGTTAACTTGATAAATCAAAGGGCTATTTGCCCCTAGTTTTCCACTCGGTTGCTGAGTATATGTTATTGCCATTATCGTAATCCCTTAGTAATTATGTTCTGTAAATCTTGATTCATTGCCTTGCTTAAAGCACTATTGTATCTGCGTAAAATGTCCTTGCGTTCTGGTGCTACAAAATCGTACCCCTCGATGCCAAAATACTTGATTTTCCTATTCATCAAAAACCCCAAAGTACGCTTGTCCATTTTTTTAAATTGTCCTTTTTCATTTTTTGGCTTAATCCGTTTTTGCTTAATCCAACTATCCATGTTGCGTACTGGAATCCCTTTCCCCTTTTTACGCCCTTCGATTAGGAACTTTGCGTATGATGGCATTGAAACCGAGTAATCCAATGGACCTTTTGAAACAACTTTTGTATTGTTCAATAGATATCCAGATGCAACCATGTTGCTAGTATACGATCCTTTTGTTACTTTCTTAGGTTTCCATCCCGTCTGAGTTTTAGCCCATTTAACACGCAAAGATGTACGCTTCCGCTTTCGCCTCATTGCACTCTGCAACGCCTCCTTAAAAGCGATTGCAATACGCTCTAGTTGAGCGTCTGTCTTGGGTAGATTAACACCAGCCATCAGTTACTATTGGGTTAAGGATTATCAATGTAATTTCCCCAGTATACCCAGTAAGAACCGCATCCAAATCCTCCGCAAACGGAGTTAGTGTGTACGGCTTTTCAATCTGCAAAGTGTTGTACAATGCTTGTTCCATGTACTCCATCTGTTTTACTAGACGGATATAGATTTCCTGCAACACAAAGGCGTAGTTCGCATTTTCGGTATAGCCGTACTCCTCGAATAATTCTGCATTCGTCATTCCTTGAAAATCGTTTGAGTAATGAATATTCTGGTCGGCTACCATAATTGAATAAGTAAGCCTTGCCGTACTAGTATCTACATCGATTCTGGTTAATGTAATATGCAATAAAGGGAAAACTGTAATCGCTTTAAAATCGTATTCGGTCATGCCACCATGTGAATATTGTGCATCCATCCTAGATGCTACTTGTTTCCAATAGTAATTACCAGTTCCTATGTGATTTTTAGTTATGTTCATTTTCGTTTGATTGCTTTCTCTTGGACTTTTTGCCAGTCAATTTTATAACTTGTAAAGATAAGGGCTTGATGTAAAGTAAGTTCCGATATAGGCTCAAGTTTGAGAGGGTCTCCATTACATAAACCGATAAGCCATCCAGACCATCCCCATTTGTTATTAAATGACTGAAGGCTCGTTTCAAACCCCCATCCCTCCGTTTTTTCGGTGCTTTCTCGTTCTTCTTTGGTTCCAAAAATTTCTGGATATAACTCAATAATTCTGTCCCGATATCGCAAAAAAAAAGATGTGCACCCAACGCAATCGTAACTGGCATCTCCTTAAAGGCTTCATTTAACGAGCCTTTGTATGGCTCTATTTGATAATGCTCGTACGGATGTTCCTCGATAATCGGTCTATATAATACGCTCATGACCTTCCACAGATTTTTCCTGCTCGTTTGGAATGTCTCTAAATCGACAAATTCTCCAGCCGTAATTTTGTCAAGGTTGGGAATGAACCCATATTTAACTCCGAGATATGTAAAACGAGGCTCATATTTTGGCTTCTGTGACAATATCTCGTTTATCTTGGAGGTGATATCCTCCATCTGTTCTAGCGTTAATCTGCGTACCTTCTCTGTACTTATTTCGCACATAATGGAAATGGTCTGAATAGCCAATGCTTCTGTACTAGGATTTGTATCAATAAAATCCATCAGTTCTAACCATTGATGTAAACCAATATCTTCCAGTTTTTGAATTTGTTTCATTCTCTAATATAACGATGTTTACTGAATATGTTTGAATTACAAAGGCTGGTTTCCCAGCCAATGTAAGACTTGCTTGTTTTCGGTTAATCCTCGATTTGCTTGTATAAATCGTTAGCCCATTTTTCCAGATCGTCTAAATCTGTATTGGGTTTTAAGTCAAACTCTATCTCCTCACCATCCTCTGGGTTTGTCCATAGTGCTGAGACATCCGTCTTTTTAAGGTCGCAGTTAATCGGCATATAGAGAGTAAATGAATAATCCTCCAGCCAGAGATATGTATACCCCGAATTGTTGTTTACTCCTATCTGTCCATAGCCGTCAATGTTCATGCCGATTTGTTCTGCGATTTGGATTAGGAACATAGCCTTTTGGCGTTCCCATCCGCACATCGTGTTAAGTGATTCAAAATTCATCTTCGTTATCCTCCTCGTTATCTGGGTTTTGTAAAGCCTCTTGGTATTGAGCGATGCCCATGTCGTATCGTCCGCCCTCTAACCATGTAGTTAAATGTGGAATGATGTAAGCGTTAGCATGGCTTTCATGTTCTGTGCCTTGTAAAGCATCAGAGATTTGTGCAATAGCCCTGCGTAGATTGTAATCCGCTTGTTCGAGCAGTTCGATGCGGTCCTCAATTTGGTCTGGTGTTAAGTTTTCCATTTTGCTAGTTCTTAATTGTTTATCAAAGATATTTCCTATTTTCTAAAAATGCAAATTTATTTGTAAATTTTTTTAGTAGTTATACGATTGGTATCTAGTTAATGTTATCGTTCCATTTTTCAACTCCATTTTCATTCCACCTCCACAAGGGCATCCGCAACAATCCCATTCATGTCCGCATGAATAAGCGTAACCATTTTCGCTTCTGCCATTAGGTGCTTGTAAATGATAATTGCGTATGCGTACATATTGCCGAATAATTTTGTATCTAGATTTTGTCATTCTACCAGTAATGGTTTTAGATTCAACAATTGAATCTATATCGTCTGATTTATTTATCCAGCCGTTCATATCGTTCCAGCCTCCTTCCAGTTTTCTCCAGATACAAGTTGTTTTGAAATGTCTGCCCATCTGCTTCGTGGGATTTCGATGTGTTCTAATTTAAGCACCCCGATAACATTCCAGATGCAATAGGTGTTTGTGGCTTCAATCCAATCAGTAGAGATGACTTTCTTTTTGCTCAGTTTGTAATCGCATTGTTGAATTGACAATTGGATGCCATCAGTCGATAGGCGATAAGCATTTTGTTTGCTATCTAGCCATGTGCGTGAATAAGTGGTGTAATCTTCCATGTTCTGATTTATTATAGTTTATCAAAGATAGACATATTTCCCATATTTGCAAAATAAAAAATAAAATATTTTAACGGATGGAATACTTGCCGACATTAGGCTTTGAGAAACTCATGAAACAAGCATAGCGTACCGCATCAATTCCATGATTAAACGCATCGATTGGTTTATTAGTTACTCTGCCATTTTTGTCCTCGATATATTTATAGTTACGGAACTCCTTAATCAGATTTATGCTACGGCTAGTTATCTGTAACTTGAAACGCCTCATGATATCAATGCCGACATCGATTGAGTCCTTGCCCTTAGTGGCTGGTCTTATGTTCCAACCCATACGATGTATCTCCTCGATACTCTTAGGCTCACCGCTATCTGCCCAGATAATATCCCTGCGGTCTAACCCTAATGATGCGATGTAATTAGCGATGTCGCTATTAGTCATTCCAGTTTTGTATAGTAACTCATCTAATATCAGTCGACCTTGATGCTCGTAAATTCCCACTAATGCCGTTGGGTCATTGGAATAACCAAAATCTAACCCATACGCTTTTAATCTGGCTTCCTTTGGTAGTTCGTTAATTTGATCGTGGCTAAATATTAAGGACCTGCTTTGTCCTCGTTCTCCTAATCCATATACCCTCCAATAGTTTTCATCAATATCCTTTAGCCGTTCTATCTCGTCAACAACAGATTGTTCCAAAAAGGGGTTATCCTTGTAGGTAGTTACGAAAAAATCGCAGTCGCTTCTAGGTAGAACATTCTCGTATAGCCAATGGAACTCATCTGATGGATTGTAATCGACAATAATCCTATCAGTAGTACGCAGGATAAGTTGCCTCCAATCCTCCAAGTTTAACTCATTCGCCTCGTTACAATAGAGCAAATCTCGTTTACGCCCCCTTATCTTTTGTGGCTGGTCCATGCCGATAAACTCGATAAGGTTGCCATGAATCATTAACTCCGCATTCGTTTTGTTGTGGCTACTCTCATCGTACATGCCGAACTCGGTGGCTATGTTAATGAAATCCCTCATGGCACTCGCTCGTAACGCAGGATATGTCTTACGGCAGATAGTAATTGTCTTACCAGTATTCTGTCCTATATATCCAAACAAAAGCCATATAAGGATATTATAGGTCTTGCCCGAGCGTGTCCCTCCCTGCTCGACTATTATTCGCTTAGAGGAGTTCTCAAGGTGCTTAAATACGACATTAGTTTTTACTTCCATTCTCGATTATCTCGATACGAATAGGTTCGATGCCAGTTGCCATGATTTCAGTACGCTCTACATAGCCTCGATTTTTGCCTTTGGTTTTCAAATAGAAAATTGTAGCACTCGTATTCTTGTTCTGGATTTGACTAAGTAAACTCGCCTCGGCTAAATCAATGCTCATCTCTGTTATGTCCTCGACTGCCTTTTTGTAAACGGCATCTTCCTGCATCCAGACATAATGTTGCGTACGGCTAACATTGGCTTTCTTTGAGGCACTAGAGACGATGCCCATACCTTGCTCTAGGGCGGTTAACATCATCTCCTTTTTTTTCTTAGTTGTGTCCCTTTCCATCTTACAAGAGTTTATCCTTTAATTCGTACTTATCCAAAAAAATAGGTTCGCCACAATGAGGACATGGAATCTCGACTATCTTATCTTGACCATCGTCATCGAACTGCTTAGACAAAGCCTCGTCTTTTTTATGGATTTGTACTGAATCGATAGGCACGATGTTCTGTCCTACGCTATTCTCCAAAAACGACTCAAGGTCAATCTCTGGGAAAAACGCTTGTAGATTCTCACGCTCCTTGATTTCACGCAATTCTTGTTCTAGCATATCCATTTCCCATGTAGCAAACTCAGAGGTCTTGTTATCTGCTATGCGGTACTCCTTAGCCATTTGCTCGTCCATATCGCTAATGATACAAAGGGCTGATTCGTATTTAAGTTGAATCAAGGCTTTATATCTGGAGTGACCCGTAATGATGACAAAGTTCTTATCGACTACTAATGGAACATTAAAGCCGTATTTCTCGATGCTCTGGCGTACTACCTCAATCGATTTAGAGTTATTACGAGGGTTTCTCCAGTAGGGTTTGATTCTGGCAAGGGCTACTTCCTCTACCTTATTTTTTTTGTTTTTCATAATCTTGTCTTATCTTGATTTGTTTATGGGTTTCCCACGCCTTCTGGTATTCGACATTCATAAAGAGTTTCGAGAATCCAGTAATGTGTTTTAAACGCAATAGTTCATCGGGTTCCATGCCCAACTCATTGCAGATATCCTCGTCTAACCATCCGTTATCGAGCATCTGGAATACCATGTTACTCATGCCATTGACCGAGTGTTTTCCTCTGGCTCTATTGTGACGGACTGTGGATGCCATACGATCATTGATATCCTTATTGATTACAACGATTGGTAACATGCCATTGTTGCGTTCCAAAATATCCTTATTCGTTTTGCAAGTAAAATATCTGTGGAACCCATCTACGATGACATATTTGCCAATCGCTTCATCCCAAATGGTAACGACTGGTTGCGTATAGCCATCATGCAGGATGGATGTGTAGAGTAACCGCATCTCATTTTTGGCTACGCTATTAGGGTTGTAGTCATTGGCTTGTACTTCGCCAATCGGCACCCATCGAACAAAGTCAATCGGTTGTCCTTTTAATGGGCTGAGTTCTTTGTGAATCCACTCCCTAAGTTCGTAGACGAATGATTCCTTGTAGCAGGATTTTTCGTACTCGGCTTTAATTAACTCGTGTATCGTTTTCATTTTCTAGTTTTAATCTTTTGCGTACTTCGTAACATTCCCTTGAGCGGTCAAAGTTGGATAATTTAGTATGGCTGATATCATTTGCCACTATCGTTTGCACATGCACCTTAAACATTTTAGTTGCCAAATAAGGCTCATAGATTGCCTCCTGTTGAGCGAACGCCTTACGGAACTTAATCCGCTCTGCTTCGTCTTGTATTAGGTTCTCCAATAGAAAATCTCGATACTCCTTCCAGTCCGAAAACATGAATGGCAACTCGTAAACAAAGAATCCACCGCTATTGCTTTTTACAGCTGAATCAATGCCATGTATTCTAGCACATAGTTTATTGTAATTCTCTGGCTCTACTTCAGCCATGTAGAACAACTGATGGATTGCAGTTTCATGATGGAGGTTTGAGATACGCATCTTGTTTACTGGAATCCCATGCTGATATTGGTAATCGTAAACTCGGTTGTAAGCCAATTTATTATCGAGAATGTATTTCCAGACATCCTTGTAACTCCAATCGTAGATGGGATAAAAATTATAGTGCCCTTTAGATGCGTTTAAGGTTTTCCCCCATGTAATCCATTTGTATGTTGAGGCATTGGTTAACCCTAACAATCGACTAGGACTTTCCTCGCCTCGTACCCCTGCGATGTGAATCGCTTTTTCATTAGGGTGATAGTAAGCCATAAACTCTTCAAAGAACGGATGAAACCTATCTGTTTTCCATCCTGCTTTATGGATGGCGATGGGGTCCTTATCCCTCAGCCACTCCTCCGATTCACCCCATGTGTTTACAAAGGCATCAAATTGACTAGTGCTATTGGTCATACGGAAAGGGATTTGAAACCAAAAGGGTTTAACATCTGGAGAGTACATAATCTCCTTGACATAATTTATCGTGGCATCCCACTCGGCTTCTTGGTCTAGAAACAGAACATTGAGCGGTAAACGATCCTTTTCTCTGGCTACCTGCATCGCTAAGTTATAAACAATAGTTGAATCCTTGCCTCCGCTTATGTTAACATAGATATGTTCAAACTCATCGAATAGGTAACGCATCCGTTCAAGCCCTGCCTCTAGGACATTTTCTTTTTTGTATACCTTCATGATTTTTTTGTGTTACTCAATCTTTGTTCGTGAATCGATTTAAGCCAGTTCTTGTATTCCTTTTTATCACCGAATTTTATGTGACATCCCCTGCATAAGGCTTGTAGATTATCAATGATATCGGCTTGTTTAGTTCCACCCATTCCACGAGATTCAATATGATGGATATCTACTGCCTTTGTTCCGCAACATTCACAAGGAATGAAATCGCTAGTATCGTAGCCAAAATGATTAAGGTAAATCTGCGTGTGCTTTTTCATTGTTTTTTATTGTGTCCGTTTTGTTCGGTGACTGCTTTCAGTTTCTGGAATCTGGCTGGGTTAATTTCCGAGCCATGATAATAGTGACCTGCCGTAATTACTGCCTTTGCCGTAATGCCTAATCCTGCAAACGGGTCGAATACTAGTTGCTTAGTTGGATATTGGTTAAGCGTTTCCTTTATGGCAGTTACTCCATTGGTTTCCGCAGTTGGAAATTTGTCCGTATTAAAGGCAAGGATAACGAATCGGCTTTTATCATAGAGGGGATGCTCTGATACATTAACGAAGTTATGCCCATGCTGGACTATTCTGGCTATGACATTTATGTAATACTTTATATCGTACTCTATATATAGTGGCTTTGATGGATTTGCTAACTCCCCTAGTTTATCAATTATCTGCTCAAAGGTAAAATCAGTTTTAATCCCTGCATCCTTTGTTAATTTAGTTCTAAACCATTTTGTCATGCGTTCTTCCCATGGTGGGTCGCACCAGAGGATATCATAAGTTGGGAACTGCTTATAGTCAAGGATGGATTTACATTCTGCTTTATTCATGATTGTTTAAAGTAATCTGGTGGAATGGTATAAAATAATGACGATTCTCTTGTGATGCTTCCGATTTTAGATGCAGTTCCTAGAGTGCTTGGTATGGCTATATCGTGCTGGACTATGCTAGGGATTGTAATCAATACATGTTGCTTGGTGTCTTTTGCATATTGCCCAACCATAACATCATCGTGTTTGCCTCGTATCTCCTTTAATTGTGCTTCTGTGTATTTGTGGGATATCACTCCCAGACGAAAATCAGTACGATATAAAACGGCTTGGCACCATAAAAAATTCTTCTCGATGTATAACCTCGTTCCTAGTTCAAGTTGCTCTTTGTAAACCTTTCTAGGGGGTGCAAATAAACTGATGCAATGATGATTTAATTTAACGAGTTCTGTTAGATGCTCTGCAAAATTCTCTGCAAAAATAACATCGTCTTGTAAAACCAATAAATGAGTAGCCATGCCATAGTCCTCACTCATGATGCGTTTGAAATTATGTAGAGTACCTTTATATTCATGATCGTAGAAAGGAATTACATTGATAAAACCCATTCGCTTGAGTTCTGCCATCATTTTATCTACATGTTCTTTGCGTCTTGGAACGCATTGGATGGCTATCGGGATTTTATTATACATGGTGTTCCGCTCTATTGATAATGATTGTTTCCTCTACTGGTGCCATCATAGTCCAATATTTATAGTTATCGATAAACCAATATGGCTTAGGCTCTTTTTTACCCCATTTCAATAGTTTGCCATATTTCCTAGATGCAGTTACAAACCAATCAAACTCTAGTTTATCCTCTGGATTCATGAGCGATTTTACAACATAAAAATGAGGTACCCATGGCATTGTTTTAGCGAATTTCCACGAGTGTTTTTGTATAAATTTCCTCGCTCTATCTTCGTCTTGTTGTTGCTCTACGCTGATTTCCATTTTCCAAATATACAAATAATTGTTGAGGTTTCCTAATCTAATTTCAACGCATCTAACTTGTCTTTGTAATGAGTAATAATGCGTTCAATCTTTTGAGCATAGAACGAGTCAAACGATGGATGCCCTTCGTCACTCTCTTTCCAACTTACATAGAGTATCGCTCTTAGCCTTTGACTTGGAGTTCTTTGCTTTGTATCGTCTGGGTTGACTGCAAGCCCTTCGACCATGTCTACCTCTGATTGTTGGAATGATTCCTCCTTGATTGCTATGTAGGACATTTTCTGGTTCAATGCGAACAATCTCCCTGCATCGCTCGGTGGCATCTCTTGTGTTGACAGAACTATCTTTAATGTCCTATCTGCTCTCGTGCTTATCCCTTCAATCTGTGCTGGTATTACTATCGCTTTTGCCATTGGTTATTTTGTTAAGGTATTCTCTCCCAGCCTCGATATCGTAGAACTCCGCAAATACTCTTTGGTTTCTGTAAATTCTGAATATCTGGTCATGGAAACGGATCGCCAATACTCCTCGGTATTCTGGCTCAGTTTTTATAGGTGTCATATACAGCATTTAAGTTTCCTATTAAATCATTCCAAGCCATTGGGTCACATTTGCAAGGGCTATATGTTTTCCTTATCTGGAATATTCTTGTGTAAATGGCACTTAGCGTTCGGCTTTCCTCGTTACTCAAAGTATCTGTTTTCCCCTCACGAAATGTTGTTAGCCAATTATACTCGTCCTCTGTAAGACATAATGGTTTTTTAATCGGGAACAACTTGTTGAGTTTCTCTCGTCTGGCATCGCATCCACAATCTTCCCCTGCAATGAATTTAACTGCTTTTTCAATGCCAGTCGCCTTCGTTACCTTCTGGATTATGTCGCCCAATCCCATCACTGGTTTCTCTGTCGTTTCGGTCGTCGACATATTTACGATATCTCTGACTTGTTTCCTGCTTGATTTTTTGTTTTGCATTTTTTAGTGTGTTAAATATTGAATGTGTTGGTATATCTGTTTTGCGTTGAATAGCCCTCATGCTCATGTCATATACAAAATGTAACTCTAAAAGCATCTTGTCATATTGGTGCATGTCATCAATTACTATCTTTATGCCCTCTATTAGTTCATTGTAAGCCTTGTCGTCAACTATCTCGTCATTGATAGGGATATCTATCGAATCGTCTAACCTCGTCTCCTTAGAGCCTCTGCGTACTTCATCGACTACTAGGTTGCTGAGTATCTTGAAAACATATACGGTGTTTACTGAGCCATTATTGTTTTGGATGCGATTCAATGTACCCTCTCGTATCTCCATCTCTGCTAACTTAAGATACATATTTTGAACCATGTCCTCTGCGATGGATATAGGTGAGCCAACATAAACTGCTATGCGTACCCACTCCTTGTGGCGTTTTCCTATATCCAACAGAGTTAAGGTCATTTGTCCATTTCATTCCTTTTTCGGTAGAGTTTTTTGGATTCTTTGGCTATGTGTAGCCTCCATTTGTACCACGCTTTTAAATCAATTCCATTGACATTGCAATGGTCGATAAAAGTAATTGGTACATTAACTTGTAAGGTAGTTGTTGATTTCATGTATAAATTGTTCTAAGGTGTAACATAAAATGTATTTATATTGTGGGAAGATTTCGATTGCTTTCTGGAACTCTTTTTGTGCTTTGCTCTGCTTGTTGGGGTGAATTTTCATCTCGATAAATAAAGCCGAATATTGTCCACTTGGAAACGCAAAAATCAAATCCGATACGCCAGAAACTGCACCCTCCTTTTGCATCCAGATTGCCGTTTCAATTCTTCGATGACCTCCATTAGGTACGGAGAATAGGTTTAAGCGTAGTTCTGGATATTGTAATCTAAACCATCGTACACAAGATATCTGTAAATTACTTTCCTCGTGCTTCATTGATTAGGGCTTTGTGTTCTAGTAAAGTGTGTTTCTCAAAAACTTTTGTGCAGTATTTTGATTTGCCAATTTTAACTCCGTCATGTGTCAAAAATTCGTACTCATCTTCCCAGTCCAATTTTTTAATGGCTACTCCATAAAATTTTGTCGCAACTGATTCGCAGTTACAATAGAGTTCCCCAAACAATAGGTCTTTATGTGGCTTCTTTTTTGTCATTCTCCATCCAGATAAATGTCCTTCGCCTTCGCAAACCCAAGATTGTATTGGTTCTGAAAATTGATTTTTTCTAACATTAAAAAATGGTTCTCCTGCTCTGGACCTATAACGATCTCTGGATGGTTTTCCTTAATCCAATGTAATAAAAATTCTACGGTTGTCATAGTTGTTGCTTAAGTAATACGTCTTTGATATAGCCAATGCAATAAGGATTAATATCCATTAGTATTGCCGTTTTATTATACTCTAATGCCTTTTTTCCCAAGTACCCATATCCACATGCCATATCCATTCCCTTGTTATATCTTGTATATAAGGCATCAATTAAATCGTTAGAATCATTGACATAAATCGGGTCATTGGTAAAAATCATAACATCGCAATTATGTA